TGGTGATGAGGAAATTGAGCGCGGGCATTTGTTACGGGTAAGAGGCGACGCCTTCGAGGCGGTCGTAGAGAGTCGGGTTGAGAATTCCCACGGTGTTCACTTCCCCGAGGAAGCCCTGGACCAGCTCAACAACCATTTGCGAGCGGACGGGCTTAACGCGGTTGACGGCCTCGAAAATGGAATCCTGAACGCTGGCCGGGGTCGTGATGAAGGAGGCGAGAAGTTTAAACGTGTGCGGGGTGCCGGGCGGCGTCTGCTGCCACCACTCTTGAAAGGCGCTTGCGATGCCGAGGCTTTCGAGCACGCTGCGGACTGCGCCCACGGTGCCCTTGCGGCGGTGAACGTCGATTGACGCGGCGATGACGCGGCGTTTCTGCACCTCGGTCCAATTGGCGTTCCACTCGTCCACCGAAAATCCCCACGCGAGCCAAGGCAAAAGGTTGGCCGGGCATGTGTCGGCATTCCAGAGCGTGCGTTGCGGCGCTGGCAATTCCGTTGCGCGCTGCACTGCGGCCTCCATTGCGCGCTCTTGGTCGGAGCTGTTCGGAGGGAGGATACTCATTCAGCCACCCCCGCGTGCGTGATGTTTAGGCCGGTGCAAAAAGCGGCTTGCGCGTAGTTGACCGCGATGTCGGCGGCGGGCTGTGTCAGCTCGACACGCTGCACCCCGGCGACGTGCAACGCGGCGAAAATCCCAGAGCGCGGGATGTCGTAGCCGATGCGGTGCTGGCCGTCTGCGAATGCCTGCGCGGCGGCCTGAGCTTGCTGAATGACAACGGCGGAGTCCGGGCCTGCGTAGGTGTAGAGCGTGGCCTGTATCGTATAAGGGATGATTGTTGCGCCCTGCACTGTGACTTGATCCGTCAGGGGTCGGACGTCTTCGTCGTTGAGGATCGCGGCGACTTCGGAAATGACGGTTGAGGAAACTGCCCCGCTGCCGGTGGTCCCGAGGAGGGTCACGAGCACCTGCCCGGGTGAGAGGATCGGCGGGCCGGCAACGCTCGCGTGTTTCACGGCCTCGGATTTCAAGGCGTGGTAAAGATAAGCGCCCTCGGGGCCTGCGGTGCTGAGTCCCTCAAGCGCCAGGGTTATCCGATAACGGAGGTCCGCGTCGGCTTCCATCACAGCCTCCACGGGCGGGATCGCGGACGGGTTGCCAGCGACGAGCGTCTTGCGTGTGACGCCGAAAAGCGCGCCGAGGTGCTCAAGGTCTGCGCCGGTCGCAAATGCGAGCATGACGGCGCGGGATGCGTCGTTGATGCGTTGGCGGAGCAAAAGCTCGCGATAGGCCGCAACCTCAAGAATTTTCCACGCGGGGTCAGACTCCACCAAGGCCGTGAAAGCGGGATCTCGCGCTTGAAGGTCCGCAACCATCGCGGCGAGGATCGCGGAGAAGTCGAGCGTCTCCACCACTTCCGGCGCGGGGATGTTGGAAAGGTCGATCGCGGTAAAGCTGCTCATATCACGATGCCGTCAACGGTGACGGGTTGGCCGGTCGGCAAATAAACGCCCTCAAGCTCCAATGTGACGCGCCCGTCGGAAACGGCGCTGGCGAAGACGCGAGCGATCGCAAGGCGCGGCTCCCATTTCTGGAGGGCGTCAATGGTCGCCACGTAAAGCTCGATGAGGGTTGAGCGATTCAGCGGGGCGTCCACCAGCTCGAAGAGCCTTGAGCCGTAGTCGCGGAGCATGACACGCGAGCCCAGCGGACAAGAGAGGATGTCCTGAATGCTCTGGCGGAGGTGTTCCACGCCGGAGAGGGCTTTGCCTGTGTGTTGATTCGTCCCGCGCACGGTGGGACATTAGGCGCGGGCTTTGGAAAGCGTCTTGTGCGCGTTTGCTCGCTAGGGGTTCGGGCCTGCGGTGTTGGAGATTCCCGAGGTGACCCCGCCGTGCGTGTGCGTGCTGAGAGCGATGCCGTTGCTTGTCAGCGGTCCCCCGGTCTGCGTCACGGCCCCGTTGATGCTGAGCCCGGTAGCGGAGGTGATTTGAATCCCGGACGCGGAGAGAACAAGCTGCGTCCCGCCCACGGTGAGCCGGATTGCGTCGGCAGCGACTTCGAGCGTTGAGGATGCCCCCGCTTTCACCGTCGCCTTGCCCCCTGCGGGGATGCTGATTGCGTAGGCGTGCGCGGCGCGGTCGTATTCGACAACGGCTCCGTCGGCGTAAGTCGTCCTGGAGACCGTCGCGGCGTCTCCGTTGGCTGGCCTGTCCTGCTTGTAAACGCCCCCGAGGACGAAGCCCGCGCACAAGTCGCCAGCGGGCGAAAGAACGAGGACTTGCTCGCCCACCTCGGGAGCGTGCCACGTTTTATCCCCACCGGCTCGGGAGGAGACCCACGGAAGCCAGGCCGTTGTGTTTTTGCCCAGCTTCACGCGCACGCGGGCCTTGGAATAATCCGCCTCAAGGATCGTTCCCGCCCTGGTCACGTTGGCAAGGCGGCGCTCAAGCTCTCCGATGCGTGCGGCGCTCATTCGGGAGGAATCACGCGGCGATAGTAAGGCTCATTCGGCACGCCGATGTAAGGAGCCACGCCGAGGAAGATTTGCGTCGGCACAACGCCCGCACCGTCCCAAATGGACGCGCCTAGAAATGCCGTGTGCGACCACTCCACGCGGAATGTCTCGTATTCCTCCGAAAACGTCTCGGGCGTGGCGCTCGAAAAACGCCCCGGGCTGAGCGGGCTGCTGAATCGGTTCCCCTGCACGAATTTTGCGACCTGCGCGGCGAGGAGTCGCACGCCGAGCTTGCCGCCCTGTTTGTAGGTGGAAACGCACTCGGCGGAGAATCGAAGCTCGACCTCTAGTTGCTCGGTGCCGGTGTCGTAGGGGTTCGCCGGTGCGATTTGCTCAAGCTCAAAACGGATCGCGGGGACGGTGAGCTTTTCGCCGGGGCGGTCGTAGTAGTCCACGGAGACGTCGGGGAACGCGGCCACAAAGGCCGTTTTCATGGCGGCGTGAAGGTTGGTGATGTTTACCTCTGGCGTCCCCATTTCAGAGCCCTTTCAAATTCCGCGAGGAGGCGCGGCCCGATTTGCGCTTGGACGGCGTTCATTGCGGCAAAGCCTTCGTTTTCGATGTCGTGCCCGGCGCTTTTCTGGATGGGCAAACGCGCCTTGCCTTTGCGCTCAAAGACGTTTCCGCCGAATTTCTCGACGATGAAGGCCCCAGGGCGCTTGGCCGGGCCTGCGGTGACGCCGGATGCGGTTTGGCGAGGATTCAGGCGGTTGAGTTTGATGGGCGAAAGGCCAAGCCAGACGCGGCCTTTCTGATCGCTGATGCCCACGAACATTCGGCCCTTAATGATGCCGCCTTTAACCTTCACAGCGGAGGCTACCTTGCGGCGCACCTCGTTCCCTGCCCAGCGCGAGACGCGAGCAATTGCAATTTTCATTGCGGGGCGTGTGCTTTCGTCGAGAACGCGCCCGGCCAAGAGCGCGATTTTTTCGAGGTCATCCGCTCGGATTTCCAGAAACTCACTCATGAGCAAGCGTCACCGTTGCTAGGCCGGTGCCTTCGGGCTGGATCTGAATTATTGAGAACGTCTGCCCCGCAACCTCCACCAGAGACTCCCGCGCAACGCCGGCAAGGGCGGCCATTTGACAGGTGATTCGCGGCTGCGTCGTGTCGAGCACGGTTTCCCCGACTGAACGGTCAAAAAAGGCGTTGTCGAAGAAGCACTGCACAAGGCGCGGTTGCCCGCCCACGGTGAACGTGGCCGTCTGCGCGTCGAGCCCGGTGAAAAAGGCCGCTAGGTTTTCGGGCATGACCTACTTTTTGCGGGGCTTTGGCTCCTCGGCGGGTTGCGGCTCGGGCTCAGGAGCGGGCTTCGCAATGACCGGCACGGCCACGCCGCGCCCCACAAGCTCGCGGGCCACGGATTCGGACACTTCCACGGATTCACCGGCTTTGACGGGTTCGCCGCCGATTAGAAGGCTTTTCAAGAGCTGAACGATTTTCATGCGGGCACGATAGCCGCGCCCCTCCCCTGGGGTCTTGTGCGCGTTTGCTATAGCGGCGGAATGCGAATGAATGACCCACAGAATGAGAGGTTGCGGAATTTCTCGAAGCACCCGTCGCCCTCGCGGGAGCCTGCGGCGTTGGTGTTCCCCTCGATGGTCTCAACGATGCCGCGACCGGCGAACCCGGAGACGATGCCGATGTGAGAAAGGCGCGGGAGAAAAATCACGATGTCGCCGCGCTCGGGCGTGTAGGCGGTCGATGTGTTGGAGAACACAACGCACCCGGCCTGCCTCGCCCACGGGATCCAATCTCGGACGGCTGCAAACCGGGGTGGCACGCGCAAACGGATTGCGGCGCTTTGCCTGTCGGCCTCCTGCACGCAATAGGAGGCGAACGCGGAACACCACGGCTCACGGTTTCTGCCGCCGTTCGGGTAGTTTGTCGCGGACCAAAATTTATCCACCCCGGCAAAACGGTTGGGCGTGGTTTCCCGCGTCCCGACATACTGCGCGGCGATGTCGGCAATGATCGCCCTCGGGTTGCTCATACGCTTTGAAGCTTGGCGCTGTCGTCGTGTTTCCACGCGGGACCGCCTGCGATGCGGAGCGCCCTGTAAACCGTGGCGACTTTCCAAGCGGGAGCGCCCACTGCCTGCATCTGCTCAGCTAGAACCGCATCACACTGCTGGCGGGTCATCGTCTTTGTGTAGAGGTCGCCCTGCACGGCATAAAGGTAGTCGTGAACAAAAGCCGGATAAAGAAGGTCGGGGTCGGAGTTGGCTAGCAACGCCCAGACCGGGCGCGGAACAGACGCCCCGTCCGTCAAAAAACCGTCCGGGATGACAAGGCGCCCGGCGATTGCCGAAAGGCAGGTTAGGTCGCGTTGAAATTCGCCCCACCAGCGGAGCGGAAGGTCGCGCCCGATAATCTCGCGGCGCGGAAGCTGGCGAATGATGGCGCTGGACTGGAAACCGATCATAAGGAGGCGCAAGCGCCGAAAAGGAAGAGCACGGCTGAACCCACCAAAAGCCCCACCAGCGAGGCGCGGCGAAACGGGCACACGTCAGACGGGCATTTCTCGTAGGCCTTGAGGGTGCCGACGGCTAGGCCGTGGTCGCCCTTCATTTTGTTGATCTCCTTGCGGAGCTCGTAGCGGTCGCGCTCGCACTGCTCCGACTTCTGCCAGAGGAGTTTGGCAACCCATACAAGCGCGGTGGTCACTGAGCCGATTGCGGCGATGAGAGCTTGCTCCAAGGTCATAGCTCGACGGTGAACTCTGAGAACGGGAGCGGATACGGCTTCGGGTCGGACTCGATTTGACGCCGAAATTCTTCGATGAAACGCGCCTGCGCGGCCTCGAACGTCAGCGCCTCAAGCTCCGAGAGCGGGATTGAGACTTGGCGGCGTGAACCGGCAAAAACGCCGGACACCGTGCGGAGCCCGTTGGCGTCGGTTGCTGTTAAGTCGGTCACGGTGATTTGCATGAGTTTTAGACGGTTCGGCTAAGCATGACCTTGACCTGTCCTGCCGCCACGGCGGTTGTGTCGGAATCGGCGGCCCCGCCCGTGATTGCGATCCCAAGCCCGAGCGCAAACCGAAAGCCACTGAACCCAATGGGCAGGGGTGCAGTGCCAGGAACACCGCCAACTGCGGCGGGCACAGGAATAAGCATTGCAGGCGTATCTGTGCCGACGGTTGGCGCGGTTGCTTTATTGTAAAGCTTCACGAACGCGGCGGCGGCTCCGGTGTTGGTCGCATAAAATGCTTGAAGGCCGGATGTTCCGGTGAGCACAAGCGCGGCGTTTGTCGATGCCGCCGAGTTGAGGGTGTAGGGCGTGGCGGGCGCGGCAGGGGTTCCCGCTGTGGTCACGGCTGTAACGGTCGAAACGGTCGTGACTGTCCCGGAAGAAACCGTGACGGCGGGGACGTTGTTGACCGCTACGGGCACGGCGTTGGCGATGTCGCCCGAGGGCCGGGCCATCATCTCCACCCGCTCGCGCTCGAAGTCGAAAACGCGGAGGAACGAAATGCGGAGGTCTGTGCGCTTGATGACGCCGCCGCCGCAGTTGGTCGTGGTCAGCGTGGCGGGAACGGTTCCGGCTCCCACGTATTCAAGAACGAGGTTTGTGGTTGCGATGTCGCGCACACGCCACGCACCGTCGATTCCGAGGCTGGCGCCGGTGGTGTTGTCGCGGATGCCTACCAGCTCGACGAAATCGCCAATCAGCACGCCGGACCAGTTAGCACTTCCGACAAGCGTAAGAATCCCGGAGGCAATGGTGGCGCTCTGCGCTGCCATCGTCAACGCGCCCAGCGCGGACATCAGGTTTCCGCCCTGCACCTTGGCCACGTAACCGCCGTAACTGGTCACGGTCGAGGCCGTGCCGATGACGATGGTGAACGTGTTGGAGGTGGGTGCGGTGGCGACAGCGGTCGCCGTTACCAAGTTGGGGAACGATGCGGCGGCCTGGTCGCGGATGCCGTAAACGACCACAACGTCGCCGGCCACAAGTCCGTGGTCGGTTGCGGTGGTAATCGTCGCCGTGGTGGTCCCGGTTTTGATCGCGCTTACAATCTGCGCGCTAGGCACCGTGAGCGCCTTGTTATTAGCTGCACGGATGCGGAACTCGTATGTTTTTGAGTTGTTCGGCACAACCTGCGAGCGGTTGACAAACGCGGTCAACGCGGCTGGGGAGTCAACCGGCGTCGAAGCCCACTGCACACGGTCGGCCATCAGCGCGAGGCGGAAATCGTTGGTTGGCTGGAAAGCGTATGT